TGAGCCATTAAACCCTGCCCCCTGACCCAATTTTCCATTAGCAACTGAGTAGGTAATTGCAGTATCAGTGCCATGATTGTTATTACCTGAGAAGTCTGTAGAGTTACCGTTCAAGTGCCAGAGTCCTGCCGTTGTACCGAATTGATTGGGTCTTAATTCTCCGTATACATGCCCTTCGTAGAGTTCTTTGATTTGGTCGGCTGAGAGAGCTGTACCGTTAATTAGAAAAACATCGTCAAGTGAACCAGTGAAGAACTCTGCATTAGTACCCGCATTATTTCTTGCTCCCACTCTGACATAGTTAGTGGCGGCATATACAGCACCAGAAGTCCATGCGGTAGTAGCTTTATATACGCCATCAACATACATTCTTAATCCAACTCCATCATAGGTAGCTACTGCATGATGCCAAGCGTTATCATTATGACTGGTTATTGAATAAACCTGTCCGTAGTGAGTCCCTGCGGTAGTGCCATTATTCTTGCCAGAAACTAAACCAATCTGGCCCGAGGAGGTAAAAAATCTAATTCCAGCGACATTGGTGTTCTGAGAATAACTAGTAAACATAGTAGTTGTACCAGCCGATGAGTACTTAACCCATGCCCCTACTGTGAAATTACCCGTTGGCTTGAGGTCTGCATGGTCGATAGCTGAGTACGCATCATCTCCATCTAAATCAACACCACCACCGAACTTACCTGTTCCCTCGGCTGGGTCTGATATAGCTGTTAGGGTATGTGTTCCCTGAGTATCAGTCGTTAATGCTCCACTCTCAAACCTGTAATAGGCTTTTAAGTTACTTGAGTTTGCAGTAATGGTTTTTAGAAGTTCTGGCATTTATTATTACTATGAATAGTAGAAAACTATTCGTACTGTTTGGGGGGCTGTCGTAGTTATTGAATCTAAATCCACTGTGTAAATATCCCCTGCAGTGACACTCGTTGTATCTGGTGTAGCAGTGTTACTCGTAGCTGTTCCTGCAAGCGTTGGTTTGGTAGCTGTAGGGAAGATGCTTGTTGCGTTCTTGTTAATGTCTGCCACTGTTGAGCCTGTAGCACCTGCGGTGTCGGCAATAATCTGGATTGTGTCAACTGTAGTAATGCCAGTTGGAGCGTGCCATGTGCCTTGTCCTGTGCCTGCAACAGCTGTTCCTGGGATAATAATTTCGTACTTCCCACCTGCTCCTGCATTATCATCTACATATTTCTTAGTAGCAGCTTGCAGGTCAGTGGTAGGTGCTGGGACAACTGGAGAGCTTGAAAAGGTTTTGACTCCTGCGATTGTTTGGTCTCCAGAAAGCAGTGCTACACCAGTTAAAGTGTTATTAGCCGAAGCAATGGTTTTATTGGTGAGAGTTTGAGTTGCCGTTTTCCCCACAGATTTGTCTGTTGAGGTAACTTCTGAAAGCTTATAGTCGTGTGAGCTTGTAACAGCAGAAGAGTTTGCTCCAACCTTGGCCTGTAATGCTTCTATAGCATCATTAGCGTCAGCGTGTTGCCCCGCATGAGAGGGACTATTCTGTGTATCTGTGGCTATCGGATTGGTAAGGGTGTCTAAAGTTGTCGGATAGGTAATTGCCATTTCAATCCTTTATTAACCTAGTGTTAAAGTCCAGGTAACTGTAACTGTATCAGAAGCCCCCTTGTTGATAACTGTAAAGGTTGTTCTGGCGAGCATTGTGCCACCTGAAGCAGCGTTGAAAATACCCGCTTCGGTAAGTGCACCCGTAGCATCTCCAGCAGCCCAGTCGGCTACATAGGTAACTACGTTTGCGGTAGCGGTACTAGAAGTAAATGCGTTTCTATCTAATTCTGTTTCTAGGGTGGTATTTCCAACTACTACTGCGGTTGTTCCAGTTCCTACTGCCATGTGTGACATAGCAGCTTGGGCTGGTGTGCCAGCTAGTTGGTCTGCGATGTGATTCTTGCCTGTGGTGACAACGGTATTAGAAACTCTCGTTTCCTTCACATTACCATCTGCATCTTTTAGGACGAGCCTAACTTTGCCTACTAAGTTCGTGTTTTCTTTTACTTGCATATCTGTCAGTCTAAGCCATTTTATTCTTAATGTAAAGAGTTACGGTTTTACCTCTCCTCCGTAAAGGACTTGTTGAGTAAGAGAGTGACAAGTTACTCCCATTGTTGTTTACCTAACTATTAAGTTAAGACTCTAACTGCGAAGGTATCCCTAAACTCGGCAACCCCATACAGTACATCAGCCACAACCTCTGTAGCCAGAGAGCGAATATTGTAATCGCTCTGGATGCGAACATCTTGCTGCACAGCAGCAATCAGTGCGTCCTTATGGAACAGCATGTTGTGAGTTGAGACTGGTGAAGTACCAGTTGTAGGTACATTCGTACTGATGTAAACATCTACCCCGTAGATTTGACCGAAGTAACCTTTTGGTTTTGCAGTTTGGACATTGCCTCCCTGTAAAGAGCCTGTTACGACGGGACTCATCTGCGCTAAGTAGCCAACCGCATCGGATAGAACAAATTTGTCGATTCCGAGGATTGCTTTCATTTGCGCTGGTTTTAAGACGAGCGTTCGATCCATTCCTGGAGCGTCAGCGTCATCTAGGTATTGAATAGCAGTCAGTAAATTAGCATCTGTAATAGCGACTCCTGCCGAGCCAACTGATTGGCCCAAGCCTGAGTACAAACCTAACACACTAGTGTCCATAGCTTTCGCTAAGGCATAGCCAGCGCGGTTGGTGTACAAAGAACGCAGTTCATAAGCAGATTGTATTGCTACAATGTCTTCTACTTTGAAGGCTGCATATTTATGAGTATCAATCGATAGGTCAGTTTTGCCTTCCGTAATAGTCTCGAAGGTCACATCTGTACTCGCTGCTTTATCAGTAGCAGTAAGATTACTAACATCTGGGATGTGTAGTGTATCTCCTTGCTGTTTGATGTCAGACGAGAACATTAAGTTGATGCGCTTCATAGCTACCAAGTTAGACTCAGTAGCAACTTTCACGTCCTTGCTCCAGATTTCTGGAATAAAGTTCGCGGCAGTTGTCGTGGTTATATTTCCACTTGCCATAATATGTAACTAACTCACGTTAAACAACACGTCCCTCTACCATTGCTTTATGAATCTCTTGTTGCTTTGCAGCATATTCAGAAGTTGACATCTTACTAATTTCAGATGTCTTCCAGATCCGCTTACTAGAAGATTGGGTACTTCTTTCTGCGTCACTAGAATTGGAATCCGCTGATTGAGATTCAGCTTTGGTTTCAGTTTGCGTTGTTTCCGTTGATCGACCACTCTTGGTTGTTTTTTGCGACAAAGATTCAAGGTACTCGGGAAGGTACGTTTTGACGGCTTCGGATACTTCCTCCCAAGATGGTTCTGTACTGGTGAGATGCTTCTTAACAGCGGGTAAGAGCCAAGGCTCTGTCATCGCTATTTCAGAAATTGCATTATCAGTAAGTCCTGTCTTAGAAAGTTGTTCTTTAGCAAAGCCCAAGATTTCGCTTGAATAGAGTTTTTCTTTTAGTTCAGCATTTTCAGCTGAAAGTCTTTCTCCATCGCTCATCTCGGCTAATCTCTTCTCTCTTTCCTTCTTGCGGTATTCCGCAAGCTCTTTTTCAAGTTGAGAAAGCTTTTCGTCTTTTTCCGCTAGTTTCTTGTTCTTGTCTCCAAGAGCGTTAATAAACTCTCCTTTTGATTTGAGGTCAGAACTATCGGGTGTTGTACTTTCTGAGTTGACTTTCGTCTTATCAGACAGTTCGTCACCAGGCTTAGTTTGCAGTTCTGAACCGTCAACCGTAGAAGAATCTACGCTGTCGTCAGTTACACTTACGTTGGTCTGGGATGTTACGTCTTTTTCAGTCATTATATTTATCTAACAATAATGGTCGTTGTCTATGGGTGTTTACTCCTTTCCGACCATAGATCCACATTTCTTACTCGCAATCATAATATCACACTCTATTTAGGTTTGATAATATTTGGTCTGAAGGTAGATGCCTCCTCACCAAAGTCTATCGCTTGTTCTTGTATCATGGTAGTCAGCTGTCTTATTCTCTCTGCTTTCTGGGCTTCACTGAGAGATTGATCCCTAGCTACCTTCCTAATCTCTGCTCTAATTTGGCCCTGGTTATATTTGAAAGACTTAGATGCTGATGCTGCGCCAGCTTCTATATCCACTGGAACTGCCTTTATACCAAGCCATACGTCAGATAAAGTAATTGGTATGTCCCTAATCCTGCCCTTATAGTCTGGTTTTCTAGCAATAGCATTATAGAGTTTGTCCCAAGAGTAACCTCCTGTGATACCAACTTCTTTGAGGCCGAAAATGTCTTCTATTGGTTGAGTACCTGGAGCAAATGATGGGGCTATTGTTCTATAGATGTAGTTGATTAGCTTCCTGGTTCTATCTGCGGATGTATCACTAGCTTCATTCCAGATCTCTGTACCCATGAATGGATCTCTATTGGCAACTACGGCAGCAGTTATAGAAATCATTGGATTTGATGGTGTTCCTAAACTAGAAACAATGTCTACTGGAGCAGCCCAGGGAAGAATATAGTTTAGATCTAGGTAGAGTGGTTGGCTCTTAATTGATCCGTCCTTCATCTTTATCTCAGAGTTCCATGGAAGCTTGACATACATGCCGTTTTTAATGTATTCAGGGAGTGCAAACTCTTCGTTCTTTCTCTCTTGATCTTCTATGTTTCTGGCAAGTTTGTAGTATTTGCTTATAGCGGTGGGCCTTTTACCAATGGTCTTAATTGTAGCCCCAGTGGCCTTATAACCAAAGGTAATGAATGGAAAACCGAATGGGATATCTCTAAGAACCCTTACCCATTCTGGAATATCTGAGTAGTCGAATAATGTCTCAGTAGCCCAGGCAGCTGCCTTAGCCATATCATCACCCTCTCCCCTTCTCCAAGAGTAAACAGCTAGTTTCCCTATAGATTCTATCCCCTGGTAAGTATCTCCTGACTTATCAACAAAACCAGTCATGAAGGCCTTGATGGGATTTACTTTTCCAGACGATAGCTCTTTTACCATTCTACCCAATTCAACAGATCTTTGTGTGGTTTCCATCAATCCCATCTTTAGAGCCTCATCATAATATTTCCCCTTTCCCTTAATAACTTGTTGTATTGATTCTCCTAAAAGTTTAACTCCTTTGGGAAGAAAGGTTGGGTATCCAGCCATATCCATCAAAACCATATTTGACATGAAGTCTTTACCCTGAGCAGCTGGATTAAGAATAACCTTGCCAATCTTCCAGAGGCTAATCAACTTTTTATAGATCTTCTGTATATAAGCATCTAGTCCAGTCTTATTGGTTACGTCCTGCATACCCATGATGTCTTTGGCTATGGCATTGGGAACTATCTTCTCAGACAACACCCCGAGTTTGGCGTTCTTTGGAAGCTTAGTAAACTTCCCTGAGAGCATAGCTGCTTCATCAGCAGAGCTTACTATAAAGTTTTGAGCTACCCATCTAAAGAATCTACCTTTCTCAAGCATATCGGTCATATCGGCAACAGCTCTACCTCCAACTAAAGCACCATCTCTGATTGCTCCAAGTTGTCTTCGCAGTGCTTCTGGGATGTCTTTTCTAGCAATAAGTCTATCTAGGTTAGCTTTCTCCCCACCAGTAATAAAGGACACAAAGGCTGGTTTATCATTGAGATACTTTAGGAAATACTCTGGTAGGTAAGTACCCATATTTTCTAAGATGTTCTTAATTTCAGTAGCTTTATCTGGGAATATCTGAGCCATTTCCTCTACTAGATCAGTCGATAAAGCGTCCACGTTGGTTCTGATTAGTGCAGCAGCCTGTCTTAAGGGCTCTTCAGACTTGGCTACCGACTTAGAGCCAGTCGCTATTTCCCATATTCTCCTACTAGCAGCTTTCTCTATTTCGGCAGCAGACTTACCAAGGGTATTTATCTTTGGTCCTACGGCTACCTTGGTATAATCTTGTGCGTAAACAGAAACATTCTTCGCAAGCTTTTCAGCCTGTCTTACTCCAGCGGAAATAGATCCTTTCATCACATTTTTTCTAGTAAGGTAACTTGGATCTAATTTTTCTGTAGTAGCCTCCACCCATCTTCCAATCATCTGGCTAACGTCGTTAAGTTTCTCTACGGCTTTATCCCTAAAAGTTTTAGCTACTGGAGCATCCCCCTCTTGAAGCAACTGTTCTGCGCTAGACTTAACTACTGATGACATTGGTTGCGTCACCTCCGTGTAAAGTAGCCTGAGGTCTTTCACGGCCTGGGTCTTTAGCTTCTTCATCTCAGTAACAAGTTCTTTAGCTGGAGTCACGAATCCTTTTCCTACTCTTGGGGGGGATACTATCTTTCCCTTCCTCATGGTGTCTGATACTTTTCTAACAATGCTTCCATCGGCAGTAACCATACTAGATATTCCAGACGTTCTTGCCTCAAGTAGTGGGACTCCTGGTATGGCTGGTCCTACCTTCGGAGCTATCTTCATACCGAGTTCATTCGCAGCCTTGAAGTAAGCATCCGTAATTGCAGTAGCTCTTGTCTTAGATTCCAGGTTTGGAAGCTTCTCTATCAGAGTATTAACTAAAGCCTGGTCTCCAGACTTAACAGAGTTAATGAGATCATCGACAATGGAAGCGTTTTGTTTATTAGCTAATTTTAGTTCTATCTTAGATACGGCTTTCTCAGTTTCACCAAGCACGGGTCTAACTGATTTGAGTTTTGGAGCAGACTTTAATCCCTTGGCTATATTCTCAAATCTATCAGCACCCAATACCGTCCTTGCTATTCCTTTTCCAGTTTTCCCGACTAGATTAAATGGTTCTAGGAATCTAGCACCCTGAGCAAGTTTCTCTCCTGCACTAACAGCACCCGCTATCTTTCCAACTTTTCCTACCTTGCCTAAAACCTTACCAGCTAAACCAACGCCAGCTGCTAGATTAAGAGGATCTAATATAAGATCAGCTGCAAAGCCCTTTGCTTTGCCACCCCATGAGTCATCAATGCTTCCAGAGCGACGCATAATCTTAGATGGTATCTCTCTGGTTGAGATACCCTTGCCGATACCTATGCCAGACCACAAACCACTGGCTGCATACTGTGGGATTGAAAGGAAGTCTCCAATATCACTTAATGTTCCGCCCGACCAAATCTTATCTGATTGAGATGAACTAAGTTTAGGAGTCGTTGGCTTATATGATGGTTGTTTGACAGGCGTAGTTCCAGACTTATATCCAGAAATCATGTCAGCTGTAAATGCCATTGTTATCTCCCGAATAAACCTTTGATACCACCCCAGATTTTAGAGAGCAATCCCTCTGGTTTAGGTTGTGATATACCAGGCATCTGGGAATAACCCCCACTAAAGTTGGGAGAACTATTTGCTCCGCTAGATAGGCTAATTGATGAAAGGTCTACTGGCTTAATATTCGGAGTGGAAACATTAACCTGAGATATTGGAGATAAGTTTATCTTTGGAATCTTTGGTCCACCGATACTCAAAGCTGTCGGACTCTGTACCTGTGGCTGCTGGAAATTAAGACCACTAATAGAAGACTTTAGTGCACCAACCCCCAGGTCTGAACCCAGACCATTACTACTAGATCCTGGTAATTTAATCTGTGGTCCTCTGATATCCTGTCTGGCTGCTGTTAATCCAGATCTGCCAGCTTGACCATCTCTAGTAACCTGACCAGTAGAGTCGATACCCAAGTTCTGTCCTGCTGTTACTTCTCTTAATTTCTTTTGTGCATCTGTTGTTTGACCTGCTATAGATAGTCCTGGTTGCAGGTTCTTTTTATCTTCTTCTCCAGCACTTATCATCTCTGGAATATCTGGAAGTAGGCCAGTACTTCTTGCCCAATCCATAATTGGGCTAGAATCAATACTTGTGGTTTGAGTAAAAGGTGGAATATCTGTAACTGGCTGGACTACTTGAGGAATATCACTCCCGTAAAGTTGTGGTTCGAATATATCATTCTGATTTGCTAAATTGATATCTACTGCGATAGCCTTAGCCACGAGATCTTCTCCTTCTGGTCCTGCTCCATAAAGCTTGAATCTACCATCATCAAGACGGCTGGCCGTATTAACACTAATGCTTCCGTCCAGTTCTTTGGTGATATATTTAAACTTTGAGACTAGATTCATTTCTTTTGCAGTAAGTCTAGCTGCTGATTCGCTGGTTATATTTCTACCAACAACCTCTCCCTCCTCGTTCACAACCGACCAATCCTGGGTTAGTGGGTTGTACTGCACGGGGTCATTGAGGTAATCTGCCGTCTTTCCAGTCTGTATATCTCTTCCATCTGGGGTAATAGATCTGACAGATCCGTCTTTAGTAATAACATCAAATAGTATTCCGTTTTCGTAAGCACCAACCTTCTCTTGAGCGAAAGTAGCTCCCTGCTGTGCCTGAGTTAAAAGACCCCTATCGATTGCTATTCCATCCTGAGCCATTTGAACCATTGTGTCATATAGCTGGTTATATAGCTCTTGTTCTGCCTTTGCAGCGGTCAATCCGTCTACTACTCCCAGCTGGTGTTGTCTCTGTAGAGAGTCTAGCTTGGAAACTGTATCAGCAGCTTGAAAGTCTAGGGCATTAGTCTTATTAGTTGTACCTCCAGCAGTTGAGATAGAAGTAAGTAACCTTGCTTCTTGCTCTACTAACTGTGCATAAACCGTACTATCTGGGTTAGCCATTGCTCTGAGTTCTTGAGTGATTGCTAAATCTTCTTGAGGGGTAATACCACCACTCTTAAATTGATCTATAAGTTCGATTCTTCTCTTGGCAACGGCCTCAGTCTGAGCTTCATCAAATGAGCTAATAACACGTTGTTGTTGGGCCGTGAACTCTTTAGATCCTGGGCTTTCTACCCCTAGTAGTTCTTGTTCGATCTTATATCTATCTTCGGCTGAGATGCTACCATCAGCAGTAACATACCTAGCCTCTAGTTCACTACGCTTTGTTTCTCTAACTCTGCTCTTCTCGGTAGCTTGGAGCTTAACCAGTGTACTAAGTGCGCTAGAACCTTCATTGGTGTCTTGACCAACCTCATCAACATAGTCCTTAACGAACTTCTGTAGCTCTTCATAAGAAGTGCCCCCGTCCATGTAGGAAGTGACCATGTTGTCGAATCTCGACCTTCTCTGCTCTGTGATTGCTGCTGAAAACTGGGAACTAAAACTGGAAGCAACTCCTTGGTAAGAAGGGGCTGCCATAATCCTTGAGCTTGTCCTTGAGGGTCTTCTTGTTATTGATGCCATATTATGCTCCCAGTGGTGCGCTAGGCGGTATTACCATTCCTCCTGTAGAGTTTGGATTTACAGCTTCCCTTGCTGTTGGAGCTACTGGTCTGGTTTCTCCTGCCATCGGGCTTGTATTTGCTAACGCCATATTATTCATGTTCCCCTGAGCTTGTGCTTGGACCATTGGGTTTTGAGGGGGTTGAGCTGGACCAGCTGCTCCTGCCTGTGCGCCCATTTGTCCAACGGCTGAAGCTTTCTCCTGTAGTTGTTGACCTAGGGAAGCTAGCTCTGCCTTTAGTTTCTGAATCTTACCTGCTCTATCTGGGCTAAGTTCAAGGTCATCGGCCTCGTCTTTGAGATACTGCTTAGTATCTGCTGGTGAACCCATATCCATCAATGCGTTATATCTATCTATTGCCTGGCTGATAGAAGTTAGGTTGGCTTGCAGACCAAGAGTCAGATTTTGAATCTCTCTGGCTACATCAATCGGTAGGTTGTCTGAGAAGATAACATCAATCTGGTGCTGGTGAAGGTTATCAACTATCATCTCTTTACCATCATCTAGTTTTATAGTTAGGGCCTCCGGGTTGTTCTTCTCAAGAATCTTGAAAGACATCTTGATTAGTTTTCTAACAGCGTCCTCCCAATCTATCTGCCTAGAGGCTACGGCCAACGTAGCTGGTTGCATAGACAGCTTAGCTTGGAAACCAGAGGTGACGTTATTTGGAAATACTCCACTCGCTGCTTTGGGCATGAGTGAAATAAAGTGGAATAGATCTAAAAGCATTTGGACTTGTTCGATCATTGGTTGTATTTGAGCTGGATTATTTAGATATTCTAAACCCTCGCCCCTATCTGATCGTCTAACTGGAATCTTCTTGCCTCTGAGTTTTCCTAGCTTCTTGCCACCAAGAGCTTTGTTATATTCAAGAACTGGTGGGTAGCCAAGATCTCTTGAGATCTCTGAGATAGCAGTAAGTAGGGCATTGATTTCCTGGCATACTGACTTCCATCTCTTAATCTCTGAGTTTCCCTGAGCGTCGTTAATAAGTCTGAGGTTGTGTACGGGGACTACTGGGACAAAACCATAGTTGTGCTTTTCTCTATCGATCTCCACCCCGTTAGCTACGGTGATAATGTCTTCGTCTGTGTACATTCTGAATATACCAGTCATGTCATCATCAAAGCTGTTTATTGATTGTGGTAGTACCCTGGCTTCTCTATCTGTGGAAACGTCTACCTTGAATCTCTTCTTAATTGCTTTTGGTGTCATTCTCTTATAGGTGATAACAGATTCTACTTCGTCATAATCAGTAGAGGTGTAAATAATTCTAGTTGTGAAGGGATTGAGTGAGGATAAGTCTAGTGTTCCTTTATCGCCACCATCAGTCTTTCCCTTATTCCAGAATGGGAATAGAGCTGCTTGGCCGAGCATGAAGTACTGTCTGGCTGAATCCTTAAATCTAGTCTTGAAGTTTGCGTCATAGAGTAATTTGTTAGTAAGTACCTCACCGAAGTCTGAGACTGTCTGGCTTACTTTGTCCGAACCCACGGGTCTAAACTGGACCTGTGGTGGGGTATTGGTAAGCATGTAGGTGTAAAGATCAATGACAGTAGCCCCGACATTGAATACTAGCTTGAGACTTCCCTCTGGGTCAATGTTCCACTGCTCTGTGGCATCTCCATCATAGAAAGACCTATCCATAGACATCTGATTAAAAACTTGCGAATATTGGGTTTCTACTGAATCCCAAGCATCAAGAACCTCTTGACCAACCATCCTTTTTTTGACAGCTACATCGTAATCTTTTTGTTCTACTGCTTCTATTGCGTGTTTATTTGGCATGTAATTTGCTATCTCCTATAGTCCTCTATATCACCCATATTACCATACTCTTTAGCACCTATACCAGCAAGAGCTAGGGCCATAACACAATCTGTGTCTATCAGTTTATCATCCATGTTTCTAGGATACTGGCGCAGTTCTTCATAAAGTGGTGGTATAAAGGGCATTCTAATCTCTCCTTTAGCCAACATATCCTGCAAGTTGTTGATGAGTTTTACCTTTTTACTTCCAGTGCCAGAAAATGAATATGGAATGAATGGGATTCCCAATTCTTTAAGCCACTCTGTCTGCATATCTCCAGCCATGGCAGTAGCATCTACAACAAAGTCTCCGCCATATCGCTTACTAATTATATTTATGTCGCTCATTATCTCTTCCCAAGATCCAACGCCACCACCCTTCTTGTAGAAGTTCACCAAGGTAAATGGAAGAGTGGAAACATCTAGGGTTATGGAAACCGTAAAGTCTTGCTTCCTTCCGAAGTCTACGCCAGTGAGATATTCCCTATTTGTTGAGGGTTTGATAGGTAAAATGATAGTTTCATCAGTGCATAGCTCTATATTAGACTCTGGAAAAGCCATAGCATCTTCATCTATGAACAAACCCATGACTCTTTCGTCAATGAGTTGTTTATTCTTTCCCTTTAGGAACTTTGTGATCTTTTCCTGGTTGGCTTTGGGGTTCATTCTGGAGTCAGCAAACACTGAATAGACGTTATCTCTAAAATGTTGGTTGGGAACACCACCAACTACCTTCAATCCCTGCCTGAAAAGAGTCCAATACTCGTTCTTTCCTTTGGGAGTGCCAAATCCACAGACGATTCCGCCTCTTCTCCAGGTTCTCGGGTGTAATACTTTGTCTAAACAATGGATTAAGTGTCTTGCATCGGCTGGTTCGTTGATTAAAACCAGGTCGTAAGCCTCTCCCTCGATGTGTTTTCCCTTATCGTGTAGACCAATGGCGTCTATTGTGACCCCATTCTTCAGTTTTATGACTGGATGGGCGTCCCTTCTAGTGCCAACAGTGACAGATTCGACTCTATATCTTAAAAACGGAGAGTCTCTAAAGGCTCTCTCGATTGATTCCCATAGTTCCACAGCCTGTTTATTTTCTGGACCAGTACATAAAATAGAGTATGGTGTAGTTTGATACTCTTTGTATGACTTCCATGGCTTTCCAGGCTTGATCTTGTAGGCTGCCATGTGAGTTGCTAAGAACTTTGCCGACCAAGTTTTGCCTGCCGAGTTACCACCAGACATATAAAGCTCATCATACTTTCCAGACTCTACCTGTTGGATAAAATCTAACTGGTGTTCAAACAAATAATACTCTTCCTCTGGTGGAGATACATAAACTTTGGTGAATAGGTTGGGATCTGTCCTGGCTTTATCCCAATTATCCCTGTAAACATCTGGGATTAACTTATCATTTGCCACTTGTTGCCTTCTCGTTTAATTTTATTTCCTCAACAACCTCTCCTTCGACTGCCTGTGCACTAAATCTTCTTTTCTCTAGGGCTTCAAAAGCCTCATCTAGTTTAGTCAGACTACCGCGCCTACCCTGTTCCTTTAGGGCTTCAGTATAAAGACGAGCGTCTACCTCCATCACTGGTCCAGTAGTCTCCTCTCCCTGGAACTGTTGCTTGTAGAAGTTATCAACCATCTTGTCCCCAATATTGATAATCCTGTCGAGAGCATTGTTGGCTTCGGTCTTATCTACCTCTAGGTTTTTCTGGAGAACCTGCTGCTTCCTACTAAGCTCCTGTTTTGATCTGAGGACGTAGCTGGAGTGGTTTTTCAAGTGGTAAGCTAACTGTTGCTTCGTAGTCAGAAAACCTGATTGTTTACACCATCCGATTATCTGTTGCAGAGAGAAGTTAGCCACCACCTTAGCGTCAATGTCGTCCCGTAATCTATTCCCTTTAAGATCTTCTGCTTGACAGACTAGACACTTTGGAGAGTCTATATACGGGGGTACTTTTTTAATTAGCTGTTTTGACATCCTAAGTGATTATAACCCAGGCTGGTTCGAATTAAACTTCTTTTCCAGATATTCCATTACCTCTGGTATAGAAAAGTACCTATCTTTCCTAGAACCCACCCTAATGTGGGGAATGTCTTTCCATTCTCCATGAAGAATCATTTTTGTGATGCTGTTCGGATGTATTTTAAGATACTTAGCCAGCTTAGTTGATGATGCGGGATGTTTAGTAATATTCTCCTCCTAATCCTTGTTCTGGGGTATTGTGATAGACCTGGAGAAGTGTCCATCTTAAAATGTTGCCATTCCTAGCTTCTACAGGGTCTCCATCTTGATAATTGTCTTTTGGATATTTGTGTTCGTTTCTGACTTTATATTTATAGTCTGATTTATCGGCTATTTCCTGTTCTGTAATACCGTAATCCTCCGCTAGACTAGCTAGAGACTGAGCTACATAATTAACTACGTCTGTGAACTCATCAAGTATTTCTTCTCTAACTCCACCCCTTAAAGCATC